TGCGGTCTTTAAAGAGGTCGTCGGCGGGATACTGGGTGGCGCAAAAATCATATTCGATGCCTTGAAACCGATAGCGCCGTTGATTGCCGTTGTGGGTGCCGCGTTCGTTGCGGCTACTGTTGGCCCTGCTCTCTTTGCAGGAGCACTTGCCCTCGTGACATCACCGATCACACTGATAATTGCCGGGGTAGCCGGCATATTATGGGCAGTTAATGATCTGACAAAAGCATTTCAAGGCGGTGAGTCTGTCATTGCAGACTTCTTTCAAGAGTTCCTGGGCTTTGATATTCAGCCGGTTCTGAAAACGATAGTGTCAGGATTCAAAGACGCCTTCAAGTTCGTCACTGATTTGGTTTCCGACCTATTCGGTAACTTTATGAGCATCTTTTCCGGCATAGGCAAAATTTTGTCTGGCGACTTTCTGGCAGGGTTCAAAGAAATAGGCGAGGGACTGATGGGCATTGTCGGTACTTTGTCGGACGCCTTCTTTGCGCTGTTCGGTGACCTGTTTAAATGGATAGGCCAGAAGGTTTTGGATATTCTGCCAGACTGGGCCGTTAAACTTATCGGCGGAGCTGGGGATGCGGTGCAGGGCGCTGCGGATATAGCGGGTGACGTGGCGTCGGGCGCTGCGGATATAGCGGGTGACGTGGCGTCGGGCGCTGCGGATATAGCGGGTGACGTTGGCAACTGGGTCGGGGGGCTTTTCGGCGGTAAAGAATCCGGTGAAGATGGAGCTCCAATGCCAACACCAGTATCTGATCCAACATCCCAGTCTCATTCGCAAGCCATGCAGCCGGGCGGCGCTGTAACGAACGTCGGAGGAACGTCGAGCAGTGTCGAACAGAACATAAACATGGAGATCAAAACATTAGATCCCGAGCGTGCAGGTAAGGCCGCGTCCGACGGGCTACAGCGGCAGCTTGAGGACGCACGGACCCAAAGCAGACGCGGGGGAATGTAATGGCGCTAATCGGAGAGTTGACAGACTACGCAAAAAACACCGGCGGCATACGTGACTACCTAAATTGGCAGTATCCAAGCGACACCGATTCCGACTCCGAAACTGTTGGCATTGGCGGTTATACCGCATTTGCCCGGGTGAGCGAAAAATTCAGCCGCTCTGCCAAGGTGCCTACCACCTTCCTCGAAGACGGTAGCCATGTTAACGATCACATTATCAGGGAGCCCCTTACGGTCAGCATAGAGGGCAACGTATCGGACGTTTACGCGCAGCCAAGCGCACCGGTGGCCGCATTTCAAGAGGCGCAAACGCAGGTCGGAAATATCACTCAATACGCCCCGGCGCGCACGCAGGCACAGCTTAGCCGAGTATCGGGTCTAGTCAATGACTTTACCAACGCGGTTGACCGGGTGGATGCTGCAATAGACGCAACGCAGGGCGCAGCAAAGTACCTCGGGCTGCAAGACAGCGAAGCCCAAACCAATATCGAGGCGTTTTTGAAAAAAATGGAAGGTCTTCAAGCGACTGATAAGCTAATCAAAATCAGCACGTCGTTCAAGAACTACACCGATATGTACATTACATCGCTTGAGGTCACACGTGATAACCAGAGCAAGGCGATCAGTTTTAACCTGGAGGCGCAGAAAGTGCGCATTGCGCAAACCCTATTCACAAAGACTACAGCCGCTCAGAACGCAGCCATTGCCACTAACGGCCAGACTGACGGCGAGACGGACAAGGGGGCGCAGGAAGGTGAGGAAGTGGAAGAGAGCTTGTCTACCAATTTGGGGCAAATGTTTGGGTGGATTCCAGAATGAGACGACTGCAAAACATAACGGCAGAGCCTATCCAGCGGCACACTATCCTTTTTGAAGAGTCTGAGATCATCTTCACGCTGCGATTTTACCCGCGCACTCAAATATGGATGTTCGATGCGGAGTTCGGCGACACGGTGGTTTACGGTCTAAAATTATCCGTGGGCGTATTGCACATGCTCAGCCAGAATCAGCCCTTTGATTTTATCTGTATTGACCGCAGCGGAAACGGGATTGATCCATTCACGCGGCAGGACTTCAGCGGCGGACGCTGTAATATTTACATGCTGGAGGCGGCGGATATGGAGCAGCTCCGTGGAGTAGAGGTGCAGTTCTGATGACCACTCCAAGATTTAGCCGCGATTATATCCTCAGAATAACCGCCGGAGGTCTCAACATTGAGATAACGCCGCCGATCCAAATTGTCTTCGACATCACGAAGTCTATCCGGGGTGGCATTAACAAAATGAATATACAGATTACCAACCTGGCAGAGTCCAAACGATTGTCTCTTGTTAAAGATGCCGAAGAGGGCGAGAAAGTAATCCCGGTTGCGCTGTTTGTCGGTTATCAAGACCGTGTAGAAATGATTTTCAAGGGCACAGTCCAGACCGGCGGTAATGCACGGCAGGGGCCGGACATCATTACCTCGCTGGAATGCTTGGACGGCGGCAAGGATTCGCTGCATAGTTTCACCGCCCGCACGGTCGAGGGCGGGCGCAGGGCGATAGATGCGTGCGTCGCAGATATGCCACGCACAAAAATAGGCAAGATCACCGAGCGTCCGCCTTTGACGCGACCCAAGGTGCTAATCGGCAACAGTGCGCGGCTTATCGAGGAAATGATGGGACCTAATGAAACGTGTTATATAGATGATGAACAGCTTTACGCCATAAAAGACGACGAGGTTGTGAGCAGGTACGTGCCGGTAGTGAGTGCGGCAACCGGGATGATCAGCACACCAACACGGGATAGCAAACTGGTGACGTTTGAGACGTTGATGAATCCAGCTATAAAGATCGGCGGTCTTGCTAATCTTAAAAGTTCAACAGCGCCGCACCTGGACGGCATTTACAAAATTGAAACAATCAACTATCGCGGCGACAATTACGGGGATGAGTGGAAACAGAGCTGCACCGGCACCCTGGCCGCAGAGGCGAAATCTATATGACAGCGAAGCGGGAATTGACAGACGTTCTGAACGACGCCATTGGCGAGGCACTGTCCAACTTGCACACTGCCACCATTGCCAAAGTCACGGCGGTGCAGGCCAAAACCATCAGCGTCCAGCCTGTTATTAATCGCGTGGTGGCTGGCCGGTCTATTGAGCTACCGGAGTTCACAATGGTTCCGCCTGTATTTATGCAAGGCGGAGGAAGCCACACAGCGTACCCGATAGCCGTCGGCGATTACTGCTTGCTGATCCTTACAGAGCGATGCTTCGACAGGTGGTACGGCGGCGCAGACTTTCAGAGCCCGGCTGAATTCAGGATGCACGATTACAGCGATGGTCTAGCTATTGTTGGCGTCAATCCTTTGGCCAGCGCAATCACTATTCCAAGCGTAATCCAGCAGACTGGCGATACGAACCAGGATGGTGACTATACCCGGCAAGGCAGCTTGGTTCAGCAAGGCGACATGGAGATTACAGGCGACTTTATACTCAATGGTGACATGCAAGTAAACGGCAATATTATTTGCTCTGGCACAATATCAGCGGGCAACTTTTCCGGCTTAGGTGGTGGCGACATGACAAGCACAAGCGACATAGTTTCACAGGGCATCAGTTTGACCACGCACACTCACAGCGGCGTAGACGCTGGGCCGGATAGCACAGGAGGACCGCAATAATGCAAGTAAGCGGACTGGACAAGAACCTAGACTGGCGATTCGGTAAAGGCCGCGCAGTGTACAAGCGCGACTCGAAAGCCATAGCGCAGAACGTACTTACCCGGCTTCGGTCATTTCGTGGCGACTGGTATTTAAACGTAACATTTGGAATTAACTGGATTGAGTTACTGGGTAATCCAGGCACGGAGCGGCGCATCATTCGAGCCGTGGAATCAACCGTGCTGCAAACCGAGGGCGTTATTTCAATACAGCGTTTAGGCATAATTAAGCGAAACAGCAGCAGGGGTGTTACAATCGAACTTCAGTACACCGACGTTTTCACGCAACAAGATTTGCAGACCCTGGAGCTTACCGCATGACATTGCCAAGATTCACGCCGGACGGCATACAGGTGCAGACCTTTCAGGAGATATACGACGAACTGGCGGCGGGCTACCGGGCAATTTATGGCGAAGATATAAACCTCGACGCCGACAGCCCAGACGGCCAAAGGGTAGCGATTGAGGCGCAGCTTGTTTTAGACGCTCAATCGTTCGGCGCTCTTGAGTACAATCAGCGTGATCCTGACTTTGCGCTTGGGCAATCCCTCAACAGCATCATTAAATTGGCCGGTATATCCCGCAGACCAGCCACGCGCTCGCAAGTTGACGTTGTGGTAACGACCGACCGACCGCTTACGCTTCCTCCGGATTATGCCGTCGAGGATGATTTAGGGCAGGCATGGACTACGCTCAATGCTATCGATATCCCGCCAGGCGAAACAACCGTAACACTTTTTGCGGAAAACTTCGGGGCGGTTGAATCTGACCCGGCTACCGTGATTAATCCAGTGACAGTGGTTATCGGGGTGCTGTCTGTCATGAATACTTTATCTGCCGTTGTCGGCATCGATGAGGAGACGGACCAGGAACTGCGCGTTCGGCGGAATCGATCACTCGAAACCCCGCAATCATCCAGCACCGGAAGAATGTTCACGGCTCTGGCAACCCTGCCCAACGTCACCGATGTGGCCGTGTACGAAAACGACACGGATGTCACAGACGCAGACGGCATCCCGGCGCACAGCTTGTGGGTAGTGGTTGAGGGCGGCGCGGTATCTGATATTGTTGAGACGATGGTTAAAAACAAGACCGGGGGCAAGGGCATGGTTGGCTCTGTTACCGGAACGTTTAGTGAGGATTTCACGCGACCCAACGGAACCACGTTTACAATCGTTCACAGCATGACGTTCGACCGGCCTGTTGATGTGCCGGTACTTGTGCGGTTAGACGCTACCAGAAAGGATGCCGCGAACCCGGTAGACGAAGCGCTT